GTCGACAGACGCGGGTGCACGACCACCGACCGTGGGAGCCGGCGGCGGGGCCTTCGTGATGGGTTTGTTCGGCGCAGGAGCCGTGGGCGCAGCGACTTGCTGCGCGGCGGCCGAGGCGCTGCCGAGGCGCGCGGCGATCGTCTGCAACGCGAGGTCCGCGTAATGCGGATTGGTGTTCGCGTAGGCGAGCAGATCGGCGGGGTTGTTGCCGAGGTGGTAGGCGATCGCCGGGCCGTTGGGATGGCGTGCGATGGCTTCCTGCAGGGCAGGATCGAAGCCGGGCATGGAGCCGACGACCTCTTCGAAGTCGTCATGTTCTGCAGCGAACTCGGCGGAACGCTGGGCCCATCCGGACCACGTTTCCTGCTGTCGCTGCTGCTGGGTACGCTGGTCGAGTAGCGCGGCGGCGCGACGCTCTGCCTGCTGGTCGATCCAGATCGTGTCTGCCTGTTGCCAGGCGTTGAAGTCGTAGCCGTAGTCCTCGAGCGTCGGACGGCGGTCGCCGGCCTGCTGGGGAGTGGGCGACGCCTGCTGCTGCGTCCGCGGCTGACTGCGAAATTCCTGTTCAGCCACGCGCCGACGCAGCTCGGCGTTTTCCTGCTTGATGCGCTCGATGTACTCGCGCGTGCGGTTCTTCTTGCGGCCCTCCTCCTCCTGGCGCTGCTGTTCGGCCTTCTCGGCTTCCTGCTGCTCCGGGGTGAGTTCGGTCTGCGGTTCGGTGCCCTGCGTAACCTGCTGTGGGGCTTCGTTGGTGGCAGGCGCAACGGCGCCCGCACCGCTTTCGGCGGTGTTGGTGGTGTCGCTCATCGTGTCCTCGTGGGATCTGGCGAGACCGCGCCAGTGCGGGCGGGCTTAGCCCGTGAACTGCGGGCCCGGCGGCTGACCGTCAGGCGTAAAAAAAGCCCCTTGCGGGGCTTGGAAGTCGTGCGTCATCTGGTCGGGTGGATAGAACTGCGGTGGCCCCATCGCCCCCATCGCGTGCGCGTGTGCCAGCTGCGCTGCCATCGCAGCATTGTCGAGCTGCTGGCCCTGCGCCTTCGCCTGGTTGAGCGCGGCGGCCGATTCCTTCTGCTTGGCGTCGGCGACGTCCTTCGGATTCGGCTGCTGAGGCTGCGGCGGCTGTTCGCCTTCCTTCGGCTTGAGCAAGCCCTGCCCGACGAGAATCTGACGCAGCGCCGAGTCGATCTCGTCCATGCCCGGCAAATCGCTGTTGTGCAGCGTGGCGTACGCGAGCAGTGGGCCGACCGCCGGGAACGCGCCGCCGATCTGGCCGGCGAGCTGGGCGAACCCTTCGGCCGCCTCCATGCGCTGCGTCGCATAGCTCGGGCCGACCGTGACGGTGACGTCGTACTTGCCCTTGCGGATGTCGTTCAGGATGTGCGGCTCGCCCGTCTCTGGATCCTGCACTTCCTGATAGAGCTGCTTCCACTTCGCCGCGCCATCGTCGCCGAGGATGCGTACCACGCGCGGGGTGTCGTACACGCGGGGGATCATGTCGACGAAGATTTCGTAGGTGTAGCGGATCGCGTAGGTGAGGTTGTCGATGTAGTTGAAGTTGGCGGTCGTGCCCTGCTGGGCGCGGGTCGCGATGGCCTTGCCGCTGGTCTCGTTCGATCGGGCGCCCAGCGAGGCGTCGTAGATGCCCGTGGCCGCCTTCATGTCGTCGGCGTCCATGCCGGCGAGCTGGATCAGCGCCACCGGCACCTCAGCCTGCGGCACACGCTGCGGCAGGACGCCGTCCGGCGCGTTGTCTTCAATGAAGAGGACCGGGTAGTCCTCGGCGTTCGCGTTGTCCCACTGGCGCTTGTGCTGGCCCAGCCACTTCGGCTTGGCGATGAACGGCGCCTTGGGCGACTTCGCGACCGCCTCGATGATCGCCGTCCGGTGGACGTTGTGGAGGCGCTGCTGGTCCTTGCCGAACCGCGCCGCGCCGCACCAGTAGTCCTCGCCGTCGATGTTGGCGATGTTGCCCCAGGTGACAACGATCGGGATGTACTTCGACGGGAACTCGTACTCGTCCGTCAGCCACTCGTGGCCGTTGGTGATCCGCATGCAGACCTTGTGGGTCTTGACCGTGCGGCGGTTGACGATTTCCAGCCCGGCGGCGGCCAGCTCGTCCTCGGAAATGCCGAGTTCGTCGCTGTTGACGACCGAATCCCCATTCGCCGAACGCACCACCCACAGCTCGCGCGTGACCGGCTTCTTGTACCAGTATTCGGCGATGCGGACCTGGTCGCGGTCCTGCCAGTGCTGTTTGCAGTGCGCGTCACCCTCGAAATCCTCGAGCTTGGCGTCGGGGTAGTCGGCTTCGAACTGACTGCGCGGGATCAGCTCTTCGACGAACACATAGCGCGCGTCGCGCCGGTCGATCTCCACGGCGGCCGGATCGAACTTCACGCAGGCGAAGTTGCGGATCGGCTTGACGCGGATGTCCTGCTCGAGGTCGTCGTCGTTCAGGTAGTCCGTGCAGATGCGCCACACGCCCATACCGCCAAGAACCGCGGATTCGAAGGCGATGTCGTAGGCGCGGTCGGCGTTGCTGGTCGACTCGATGTTGCGGCACAGGCCCTGCATCAGTTCGGCCAGCCCGCGGTCGGCTTCCTCGACGCCCCGGACCTTGCCCTGCGGCCGGGTCTGGCGCATCTCGTTGATGATCTGCTGCAGCTGCATGCGCAGCTTGGGGAACTCGTACGTCGGCCGGTTCTTGCGGCGCTGCTTAAGCGACTCATCCCACTGGTTGCCGGGCACGCTGACGAACTTGATGTCCTCGCGCGCCTGGTCGTACAGCTTCGCGCACGCCTCGACGGCCTTCGGGTACTGCTCGCGCATGACGTCGAGCAGCTTGTTGTCGGCGCGCTGCTCTTTCGTGTAGCTCATGGTCAGTAGTCCACCGCGTAGTCGTAGAAGTCGGGGCCGATTGGCAGGTTCGGGGCGTGGCTGGCGTGGTCAACAGCGATCAGGCCGAAGCTGTCGGCCGCGTGGCTCGCCCAGTCGTGGTTCGGCCCGAGGCCAATGCCGCGTTCCTCGTCCCGCTTTTCGTGATACCAGCCCAGCGCGTCGCGCCCGGCACCGGTGGTGGCTTCGTTGAACCAGATGCTCGGGAACAGCCGGCGGGCCGCTTCGATACGCCGCGAGGCCGCGCCGGCGCCCATGTTTGGGATGACGACGACCGTGTAGCCCATGTCCTCGAAGGCGCTGCGGTAGGACACCGCATACACCTTGTCCTGCTGCGCGCCGTCATGCGGGAGGACGATCGTCGTCCGTTCCGGCGTGTACCCCTTCGAGCGCAGCCAGGCGGCGTGTGCCGCCATCGGCTGCCCGACCGCCTCGTAGTAGTCGACGATCCGGACCTGCTGCCCGACGAACTGGTCGACCCACATCGTGAAGGCGTCGGCCTTGGCGCCGGTGCCACCGATGTCGCAGTGCACGCGCAGCGTTAGCAGCGGATCGGCCGCCACGGCACTAATACGGCCCTCCTGCTTCGCCTTCGTCAGGTCGGTGGCGTAGTAGGCGCCCGTGATTGCCGTGGCAAACGCGCCCTCCCACACATGCGGGTAATCCGCCAGTGGATCGGCGAGGTCGCGCTGTCGGTCACGTTCGAGCTTGGCCGGAAATCGTGGGTTGTCGCGCCAGTTGAGCTCGACGACCTTCACCAGCGGATCGGTCGATTGCCGAAACCGCCGCTCCACCGCCGCGCTCTTGCGCTTCGGGTTCCACGTCACCCACAACTCGGCGTTCCAGCCCTCGCCTTCCTCGCGCAGCGTCGGGATCAGGATCGACCACGCGCTGTCGGTTACCGGCTCGGCCTCATCGACCCAGCACAGCAGGATGCGGCCCTTCGACTTGATCGACTCGATGCTGCGGTCAAGGCCGGCGAACGAGAACCACACGCGCCGGTCGCGGCTGCGGATGAACTTTTCGCCGACCTCGTAGTACTCGGCGAGGAACGGCTCGTCCTCGATCGCCCGCTTCACTTCCTCGAGCGACGAATCGTCGAGCGAGTTCATGAACTGCCGCGCGCAGAGAATCTGCCCCGACACGCCTGCCTTGCCGTACATCAGTCCGCGCACCGCCGCCATCTTGGCGAAGCTGCGCGTCTTGGCTGACCCTCGGCCGCCGTAGGCGCCGCGAACGTCCGCCGGCCCCTCGAAGATCGGGATCAGCTTGTCGGGGATCTCAACCTGCGCTGTTGCCACGCATCGGCACCAGTTCGATCCGCGTCACCGCTTCCATCGGATCGCCGTCCGGACCGCTCAGCTCCACCGCCTGCGCCGGCTTGCCGTCAAAGCGGTTGGCGAGCTCCTGGATGGCCCACGGCTCGCCTTGCTCAGCCTTCTCGCAGACGACCTGCGCCACCTTGTCGAGCGTGCCTCGCTGCACGCATTGCTTCCGCAGGGCGTCAAACCACTCTTTGCCCTTGCGCGCGTTCCGGTTCCCGATGGGCGCGGCCATTGTCTTAACCTCTAACGTTTTGTTTCGTCGCCGAATTTCGGGCAAGTTCGCCCATCGGCGGCTTCGGCCGACTAGCCGATGATCTTTCCGTTCTTGAGCGCCGTGATCAGCGCGTTGTAGTTCGCCACCAGCTGCGAGAGGGTGGTGGCCGACGAGGTGCTGACGGCTGCCGCCATGGGTGTATACCGCTTGCCGCCGGCAGTGACGTCGACCTTGGCGCTGACCGCGTTCCCTGCGCTCGGGACGCGAACGTGCGCGTCGTTGTTGCCGAGGACGGCGGCGAGGTTGGCCTTTACCCGGTTCGCGGAGTCGCCGAAGTGGAAATCGACCAGGCGATCTGTCGCGGACAGCGCCGTGTTCGTGTACCCGTCCGTATTGGTGTTCGTCGGGCTGCCGTTGTATTCGCCGTAGATGCCGTTGAGTGAAATGTCCGTCCCGCTTTCGATGAACCAGCCCTGCTCGCTGTTGTAGCTGGCCTGCCCGCCGCTCACGACGGTGCCGTAGGTGGCGCCGCCGTCCGTGTAATGGTGGAAGCCCTTTTTCTTGTTCTTGTCGAACTGACAGGTGAAGAAGTTCCAGCAGTTCGCACCGAAGCGCACTTGGAAGCCATCGCCTGCCGTGCTTTCGGCAAACCGGCAGTTGCGCAGCTCGGGGAAGAAGATCGAACCGCCCACCGTGCCATCGACAGAGTCGGCCCGGCCGCAGAAGTCGCGGAAGCCTTTGACGACGACATTCGTCCAATACGGCTTGCGCTTGAAGACGACGCCGCCTTTGCCGCTCGCCTGGCCCGCGCCCTTGTACTCGAGCGTGAAGCCGCTCGCGACGATGCGGTTTGCCGAACCCAGCCCCGACGAGCCCGTAACGACCATACCGTTGCCGGTCGTCGTGTAGCTGCGCAGGAATACCTTGTTCGGCCCGTCGCCGACGATCTCGACTTCGGCGTTGTAGGGGATTTCGTTGGCAAAACGGTATGTCCCGGCGCGCAGTCGGAAGCGCACACCCGCGGCCATGGCATTCGCCCAGGCGGTGTCGCAGTTGCTTACGCCCGTGGCGTCGGCGCCGTAGGTGCCGTCGAATGTCGGATCGCCACCCGAGCCCGCAGGACCGGTGTCGCCCTTATCACCCTTCGGGCCTTGCGGACCTGTTGCGCCTGTTGCCCCGGCCGGGCCTGTTGCGCCGGTAGCGCCAGCCGGGCCCGCGGGGCCGGTCGCGCCGGTGGCGCCTGTCGCACCGGCTGGGCCCGCCGGACCTGCCGGACCCTGTGGTCCGGTCGGCCCTTGTGGGCCTTGCAGCTGGCCGGCATCGAACCATGCCGATCCGCCAGCGGGCCAGATCCAGAAGTGGCCCGTGTCGTCGGCGAGATAGCCTTGGCCGGCCGTGCCGCTCACCGGCAAGTCACCGGACGTGGCGACATGCCCTGTGATCGTGAAGCTGGTGCCGTCTGCACCGGCGGGACCGGTCGGACCTTGCGGGCCGGTGGGGCCGGCTGGGCCTTGCGGTCCCGTTGCCCCAGCGAGACTCGCCTTGGCGTACGGCAGATCGTTCCAGTGCGTGACGCCGTCACCGGTCTTGAGCTTGAAGCGCGCCGGTGACGTTGAAACGATCTCGACGCCCGGCTCACCGTCCGCAAGGATCGGATTGACGCTCGCCCAGTTGGCGGTCGTGTCGCTGCGCAGGTAGTAGGGCTGGCTCATGCGCCACCCCCGTCGAGCACGCCACTCCCACTACCGCCACCGCCAACCACAACCGCTGTCGCCTCAAGCGACGACGGGCCCGAGGTGTTGCTGCCCGCGAACGTCGCATCCGCCGTGACGGTCAGCACGAACAGCTGCACGAAGCGCGTTCCGCTATCGGTGCCGCCGACGCAGCGCAACATCGCGGCGCCTGGCGAGGCGGCAGTGAGCGTGATCTGGGAGGTGTTGCCGTCGATGACCGCATCCGCCATCGCCGCGACCGATGGACTGTCCGTCGACCAGTCCGCGCTCGAGAGCGCCGCCACGGCACCGAGAATGGCCGTGAAGTCCACCGCCACAGGGCACGTCTCGCCAGCGAACAACTCGAGCGCATGCACGCGATCGCGATTGGTCGCGCTCGCCTTGGCGGTCGTGCTGCGGCTCATCGCAGGTAGCCACCGAGCCCAAAGTTGTAGCCGCCACCGAAGCCTGCGAGGCGGTTCTGCGGCATCTGCTGTTGCGGCGCGTCATAGCCGCCAGTGCGCACCATCGGCATCTGCTGCGGAGGCAGGCCACCGCCGGACAGGATGTTCGGCGGCACGATGCCGGTATTGCCCTGCTGCATCGGGGGCAGTCCGCCGCCCGTGCGCATCGGCATCGACTGGGGCGGAAGCCCACCGCCAAGCATCGGGTGCCGGAACGCGAACGGCTGCATGAAGCCCATGGCGTTTTCGCTGCCGGCCATGCTGGGGCCGTAGGCGTTGGGGAATCCGTACATCATTGCCACCACCCTCGTTCGATGCCGGTCTCGTCGACCAGCCGGTAAATTCCAATCACTAAGCACGACAGCGCGAAGCCCGTCAGGGCCACGCCGGTTGCGAAGAGGACGATCACCGGATCACGCCTTTGTCGCGCATGTCCTTCATGCACATCGCTGTCTCGACACGCTGGCCTAGCAGCTCGCCGGCGTATTCCTGCAGCGCGAAGGCGTACAGCTGCCAGAGCGGCACGGACTTCTCATCCAGCGCCGGCTCAGTCGGCACCGCCACCCGCGGAGGTGCCGAGGCTTCGCAGTCGACCTTCGGCGGCGCGTAGGCGACCTCCGCCGTCCTGCAGCTCGCGAGTGAGGCGAGGATCGGGGCCAGGGCACACAGCAGGCACAGGCGGACGAGGCTCACGGGCAATGCCCTCCACGCGCGCGGCGCGTTGGTTGTGATCGGCGAGACGGGTGTCGGCACTCTTGCGCGCTTCTGCGGTTGCGGCGTCCGACTGCGTGTCGCGCTTTATTGCCTGCTGGTGCGCTACCTGCTGCGTGCGCGCTGTCTCTCGCGCTTGGTCGGCCACCGCAGCGGCACGACCTTCGGCAATGCAATGGGTAGTCCACCAGCGAAAGGAGCACGCGACGATGCCTGCGAGTAGCAGGTAGCGGCCGCGCTCCGTCAGAAGTAGGAATCGAAAAATAGGCCCGGACACCGCCGGGAATGCGATCGCGAGAGCAGCAGTGCCCACACCAGCCAGCGACAGCCAGTGGGCGAGCAGCCAAGCGAGCATGTCAGTCGGTGCCGCCGGCCTTTACCGGCTCATCCTCGAACGGGGGCGGCTCCATGCCGGCTTTCCGCATGATGGTCTCGAGCTGCCAGATATGCCGCCACGCCGCGCGCAGCTGCGTATTGAGCCGGCTGACATCGGCTTCAAGCAGGTTGAGACGATCGGTCAGGCGCTTGTACAGCGCGCCCTCGGCGTCCGCGACGGCAATCGCCGCTCCCGATGCCGCGCCCTCAGCCTTTGCAGCGGAGACCGCTGCGTCGAGCTTCGCCTGGTTGGGTTTGCGGGTTCGAAGCCACGTCGCCAGCCCCACCACCGCCGGGCCGACGACAGCCCAAATCGCAACCCAGTCGATCGCCATCACTTGTCTCCATAGACAGCGTCGACGGCCTGCTCCCAGCAAGGCCCCCACCGCTCGATACGCGGCCGGCCCGGACGCCAGTTCCGCAGGTAGTAGCTCCACCCCGCAGACTCGGTGGTCGGCAGCGGGGCTTTGTCGGTCCACAACAGCAGCCGCGCGAAGGCGCACGCCAAGATGTCGTTGTGCGACAGGGCCCGTTGCACGAGCACGCTGTCGACGGGGTAATGCAGCGCCCGGCAGACCTCGGCGGCCTTCGCTGACGACTGCGGGTGGTGCAGCACACCTTTCACACCGCCGACTTCGAACTGCCACCAGCCGCGCGCCGGACCGCCGACTTGCTCGCGGTTGCGCAAGCCAGATTCCTGCAGCGCGATCGCGACCAGCAGCGTCTCGGCTTGCGGGCTGGCGTACTTCGCGCACAACAGTTCGAACGTCGGTCCGATCACCACGTCGATGAGCGTGGCCGGGGTCATGGCTATTGCTTCGTCCGATGGAGAGGTTGCACGGTCGCCGCGCGGGGCGCTTCCTCGACGTTGCGCCACTTGCGGGTGTCGCGATCCAGCACGAACAGCGCACCATCGCGAACGATGGCTGCCAGGCCGTTCGTCACTTCAAAGAACTCCCACGGGTCGGCAATCAGCACTTCGCCATCCATGACGCGCTCGGGGACAGGCTCATAGCCTTCATCCTCCGGCTCGTCCTCGGCGCTCATGTGAGGTGACTCCAATCGCGCTCGGGATACCGCTTGCGCAGATAATCCGGGAGCAATTCGCCCGTGTAGCGTTTGCACAGGTAGCGCATCCGAAGAAAAATCGGATCGCAGTCGCCGTCCTGCACGTCGTTCAGCACCACCGTCCCGCGCCACTCGTTCACGGCTTGCGGGCCGCGGTAGGACTCGCGCCCCAGGTAGCAGCTGCCGGCGACGATGCCGTGCAGCGTCTTGCCATTCGGCAGCGGACGATCGCTGTATCGCTTGCCCTGCTCATGCCCCTGCACGAACGAGAATCCGAGCTTGTTGAGCCGGTTGTCGATCGTTCCGCCAATCGGCTTGTCGCTGTGCGACGACTGCCAGAAGTGGGCGTAGTGCACGCCGTCGATCTCGACAGGCTGCAGGAAGCGGTGCCGCTCGAACCCGAACGCCTCGACCTGGCACAGGTGCGTGCCGACAACGCCTTCGAACCGGGCGTCATCGCTCGCGAACCGCGCCGCGCGGTGTTCGTGGTTGCCTTCGCAGAACACCAGGCGCGGATTCCAGCGCACGGTGCGGCGCCGCTTGCGCCGCTCGATCTCCTTGAAGATCGGAGCCGTGAGCCGGTGCAGTGCCGCCTCACCGGCCTCAAGGTCCGCCAGCAGCCGGGCGCCTTCCTTCTCCGTGCCGCCGGCCGGGCTGTACTTCGACAAGCTCGGCAGATCCCAGAAGTCGCCGATCACCACCACCACGTCCGGCAGGCGCCGCACGATGTCGGCGGCGATCCAGTCGAGGTGGTCGGTCACGTCGCCCGGGCGCACCTGCACGTCCGGGATGACGTAGTGCCGCCGCGGTCGCATGTCAGTCGCCCGTATTCTGTGCAGGCAGGTTGAGCGGCGGAACTGGCAGAAACAGGCGATGCAGCCGGCCGAACACGTCGTCGAGGTTGGTGTACACCTCGCGCCGCTCGGTCATTTCTGACCGGTCTCGCGTCCAAAAGACGAGGATCCAGCCATTGTCGACCCGCTCAATGCTGGCCTTTCGGTCTGCAGGAGACATGGGTCGACTCGAATAAAGGGGCGGCCTGCCGGGGGAGGCGACAGGCCGCCAGGGGTGCCGGGGCGGGAGAGAGTCGCCGCGGCTGTTCCGACGAGGGCCGGAAACGAAGAGCCCCGCCATCGCTGGCAGGGCTACATGGTCAGCAAGACCACCTTGCGCGATTTTTCACTGTTCCCGTCTAGACGCAAGCACTTCATGCAACCGCCTTGACGAGCGCGCCCGCGACGAACGCCTTCGCCTGCGCCAGGAAGTCGTAGTAGCCGGCCCGGCTCGTCTGGATTCCGATCTGCCGCAGGTTGCGGAGACGCACGTCCATTGGGAGATTCGGCAGGAAGTAATCGCAGCGCAGCACGCGCCCCTGCTTGAACCAGCCGTCGGCTTCCATTCGGTTCACGACCTGCTCGACCTCGTCGGCTGCCGATCGGATCGGAACAGGGATGAAGCCGCGCGAATCGGGGACGAAGCCGCGGTGCTCTACCAGCGTTTGCAGCATGTTCCGGCTGTGGTAGCCGATGTTTTCGTAGCGGCCTCCGCCGTATTCCTCGGCCCATCCCTTGAGCCGTCGATCGAGTTCCGCCCTGTCCATCCCCTACCCCCTTGGGTTATGCCGCTTCGATTCGAATCTCAAGCCGTGGCCGCGCACGGTCGATGCCGCCGTGCTCGACCAGAAGCCGCACGATCTGTGAGTCGTCCTCGAACACCCGCGCAGCTGCCAGCGCGTCGAGGCTTGCTTTGAGCAGGTTGTCGAGGTCGCGTCGTCGTGCATCCGGCATGTGCGCAACGATCGACACATGACACTTGCGCCGGCCCAGTCCGTTGACCTGCGACAACGTGACCGCCAGCACCGCCGCCTTGCGGTATTCCCTACCCGCTTCCGACAACAGCGTCCGGCCCTTCCAATGCCGCCAATAGCGGTTCGTGCTCGGCGGGAATGGAAGAGTCAGAATCAACGCCGCTTCCCTTGGTCGTGACCTGCTTGCCACGCTTCCGCGAGTAGCCGGTCTTTCTCGGTCAGACCGTTGCGGTACGGGTTGCGCTCGGGCTTGTGCCCTGCCCGTCGTGCCTGTTCGCCGAGGTCGATGGCGCGTGCATACTCCTGCGCGGTCGGCCGACTCATGAGCGCGCCTCCACTTCGTCGCGAATCTGGTCGGCGAGTTCGTCCGGGTCCGTCTTGTACGTGCACGTCATCAGCCACTCGGTCGGCGGCACGTTGTGCAGATGGTCGACGACGATGCGCCCGGCCGGATCCATCGCGACGCCGTACACCAGCGGCTTTCTGTGGCGCCCGTAGCGCCGGTGCAGGGCGATGTTCTCGATGGCCGACTCGGCAAGCTGCGTCGGCGTCTGCCGCTGCGTGCTGCCGGCCACGAACGGGAGGGAAACGTTGCCGTTGCTCATGCCAGCACCGAAGCGACCACAGCCGCCACGAACCCGAGCGCGAACGCTCCGATGCCAATCCACCATAGCGATGATGGCTTCTGCGACAACGCATCGGCCACCGCCTGCTCGTGATGCTCTTCCCACCATGCGAGGCGCGCAGCCTGTTCCTCGATCTTCGCCGCCGCGCTCGCCAGCCACAGCATCAGCGCATGTTTCGTCGACGGCTTGATCTGCGCCGTGAGGTGCGTGCGCCGCTTCGTTGTCTCGCTCATCCCTTGATCCTCTTGAGTGTTTCGTTCAGCGCGCGCATTTCGGTCATTTTGCGAATGCGCCATAACGTTTGGTCTCCATGGATGCCCTGCGGCCCTTGGTGGCAGTGCCAGCACAGGGCCACCGTTGTGAAGTGCTGGCCTTGCTCGATGTGATGCGCGGCGCTCGGGGCGGGCGCATCACAAACGACGCACGGGACCGACTTGACCGCGGCGAGGTGTTCGGATTCGGCGGCCGTGTGCGCCTTGGAGTTCTTCGAGCGCATCAGGTCGCCTCCACCCAGCACGACGCCATCCGCTCGATCTCATCGGCGCTGCACGTCGGCCAGTACGTTTTCGCGACGTGGCGGCACATCGCCGCGATCACGGCGCGAAATTCGTCATCATCCATCGACTCATAGGACAGGCTGCGCGCCTGCCGGTACTCCACCGGACCGACGCCGGGGAAGATGAGCGCGATGTGGTCGCAGCCGATGTCGCCCTCGATCTGCAGTCGCTTGAGCACCGCGTGCCAGTCCATGCCCTCGAAGGCGTCGAGGTTTTCGGCAAGCAGGCCGCCGAGCTGGTGCGCCAGGCGATGGAAGCCGGGATTCCGCGGCTTCGTGAACTCGACGAACACCAGATCCCCGACGCGGTGCCCCTGGCGCAGCACGGCGGCCGTACTCGCGTCGGCCGGCGCATAGCCGCCCTTGATGACGCGCAGCGCGTGGCGGGGCTTGCGGCGCTTGGCTGGCTTGATCATGGCGTTCACGCGCGCCTCCGCTTGCCACAACGACGGCACTTCTCGGCCACCATCGTGAAGCCCGGCCCCGCCCGGAAACCAAAGAAGTAAGTCACCGGCGCCCAGCGATAGACATCGACCCAGCGGTGTAGCCCAATTCGACAGAACCAGCTCATGCGGCCTCCAACATGACGGGGTCTTTCGGGTTCGGCAGCGGGCCCGGACAGGTGTAGAACCGCGCCGGCCCGCTTAGGTGCTCTCCGCAGTTCGGGCAGAGGTAGACTCCCGGTTCATTCGCGCGCTGCGCCTTCGGCTCGGTGTCGATCACGCGGCAGCCCTTCATGCGTCGGCTCCTGGCACAGCCGCCCAGCGATCAGCGCGGCTGCGTTGCTGTTTCGTCACAGGGGATTCCGGAGCGCGCGGCAGCGGCCCCTCCCAGTCAGCGAGGCGCATCTGGCCGTATTCGTTGCGGAGGTGAATCCGCTTTCCGGCTTCAATGTCGCGGCCCTTGGCGATATGCAGCTCGACCACGCCCTGCAGGTGCGTCTTGCTTTCCGGCGTGTCGTAGTAATCCTCGCGGTGCAGGAACAGAATCAGGTCGCCTTTCTGTTCCAGCTCACCGGACTCGCGGAGGTCGCTCAGCGTCGGGCGCTTGTCGGCGCGGCCGGTGACGTTGCGATTCAGCTGCGCCAGCGCGACGGCCGGAATGTTCCATTCCTTCGCGAGCGTCTTGATGCCCTGCGCGATGGCGCCGTACTCGAACCGGGCCTCCTTCGCGTTGATCTTGAAGTCGTGGATGTGGTCGACAACTAGGAGGTCGATCGGTTCACGGCGGTGCAACCGCTTTGCGCGCGTGATGAGCTGCTGGATCGACAGCGACGGCGTGTCGTCGACGTAAAGCGGCGCCTGCTTGATCTGGCGCAGCGCCTCGGTGACGCGGCCCCAGTATTCGTCTTCGCCCTTTTGCGGCGCTAGCAGCCAGTCGTGCGGCACACGCCCGAGGCTGGCGATGTTGCGGCGGTTGCACTGCGTGCGGCTCATTTCCAGCGAGAACAGCGCCACGCGCTTCCCGCGGCACGCGGCGAACAGCGCAAGGTTCAGGCCGAAAATCGATTTGCCCATACTCGGCCGGGCCGCGACCAGCGTCAGCTCACCCGGTTGCAGGCCGTGCGTCGCCTCGTTCACCTCCTGCCACGGCGTGACCAGGCCGGTCATGCGGTCGCCGGATTCGTAGCGGCGGGTCAGGTCTTCGTACCAGTGCCCGAGCGAATCGGCCGCGCGCACCAGTCCGCCACGCTGCCGCGGCGCCAGTTCGGTGAACCGTGTCTGCGCTTCCTCGATGATCTGCGCCGTCTCGCGGCCGTCCGGCTGGAAAGCGTCGGACACCGCCTGCGTGCCGATCTCGATGAGCTTCCGCAAACGGGCCTTCTCGGTGACGAGTTCGGCGTAGGCGACGATGTTCGCCGCAGTCCAGACAAGGCCCTGAAGTTCGATTAGATAGGCGCCGCCGACGATCTCGCCTTGCCCCTTCGACTCGAACCACTCGCCCAGCGTCACTGAGTCGTACGGCTTGCCCTTCTCGCGTAGCTCGAGGATCGCCGCGAAAATCAGCTGGTGATCGCGGCGGTAGAAGTCCTCCACCGCCAGCCAGTCGGCGACGTCGTCGAGCTTGTCGTTGACGGCCATCAGGGCGCCGAGGACGTTTTGCTCCGCCTCGATCGCCTGCGGCGGCACGCGCAGCTGCGTCACGTTGTCGCGGTCGCCGTACAGCGCCCGCAGTTGGTCGACGGCGGCGTTCACGATTCACGCTCCAGGCGGTCCATCGCCCGCTCGAAGGTCTTCGTCACCACGTCGGCGCGCAGCAGGTAGTCGAAGTCCGGGCGCCAGTTCTCGTGGCCCTTGCCGTAGGGGCCGGTGCCGTTGAGGAACCCGTCGTCCTGGCACTCGGCGAAGTACGCCTGCCAGAACCCCAGCGAGCGCCGCTGTGCCACGGCCTGCCATGCCGAGCGGATCAGGGTCCGGCGCTTCGGGGTGAGTTCGCGAGCCTTCGCGAGGTTGGTCAGTGTGCCGTTGTAGGCGTCGAGAATGGCCTGATACGGAATCGGATCCGCTCGGCCGGCGGGTGCGTCGCCGTCAGGCGATGCACCAATGCTTTCTTCCTTTCCTTTCCCTTCCCTTCCTTTCCCTTCCAATGACGAATCCTCGCGAGGATTCGCGAGACTTCCCGGAGGCTCCGGGAATTGGGGCTTGCTGGGCTTGTCGATCTTCTGATGGATCAGCCAGTTAGCGACTTCCAGGAACGTCGACCCGTTGGCCGTGTAGCGGCGAATGCAGCCTTCGCGCTCGAGTTCGTCCAGCCAGCCGTCGATAAGCCCCGGCGCGTCGTCGTCGTAGGGAAAAAGAAGGCTCGCGAGCATTCGCGAGGCCGCGCGAGTCCTCCCGTGGTCGTCGCAAATGGGCCAGAGCATCACGAACAGCAGGCGGGCATCGCGGGACACGCGCCCCATGCTTTCGGACTGTGGGAACTCGGGCTTGATCGTCCTAATGCGGGCCACGTCACGCCTCCCTGCTGCGTTCGAACACGGCCCGGGCGTGCGGATCCATGCGCTCGAGGATGCGGCGCTCCATGCGCTGCTTCTGTGCCTCGCTGCGGGCGTCGCACTCGGCGAACAGGGCGTGGGCGGCGGCGCGGAGAGTGGCCTTGCAGCCGGTCGCGTAGGCGTCGCTCACAGCGGCGCGCAGGACACGGATACGCCGCTCACGTCGCCAGTCGACGATGCGTTGATGAATGGCGGTCAGCATCACGCAGCCTCCACGGTCACGCCGTCAGGCTTGCGCTGGGAAGCTGCATCCTCCGGTCCGGCCAGCCGCCAAAAATGCTCGGGGCGGCCGTGCGGGCCTTGCTGTGTTTCGTTGCAGCGCACCAGCGGCCCGCCCTCGTTGGCGAGGTTCGTCATCGACCGGCGGACACTCGTCAGAAGCCACTGGCGGCCGTTGCGCTGGCCGATGAGGTGGACTTGCGACGGCGTGAGCTTCGACTGCAGCGCGCGGAAGATGGCGACGACCGCCTCGTCCTGCTGCTCGGCCAGGCGGATGGCTCCGGCCATCTGGTGCACCGAAAGTGGCGTGGTTGGCCAGTACGGCGTGCGGGAGCGACGGAAGCTTAGAGCGAGCTGGGCACTCATGCGCCACCACCCAGGCGCTCCATGCGCGCGACGATGGCCTGCATGCCCACTTGGGCCTTGATGAAGTCGCGCATCAGTGCCGCACGTTCGTCCTGCGGCTCGAGTGGCTGCGGCTCGGCATAGCCGGCCTCGCGCATCTCGTATGCCGCCAGGATGTGCACACCTTCTGCCCTCGCCCGCTTGCGGATGTAGGCCAGCTCGGACGGCGACACCTTCTCGCGCTTGTCGGGGTTGCAGCAGTCGGAGAGCCAGCGGCCCGCGGCGTCGACCGCCATGTCGGGTTTGAGCTCCGCGCCGATGCGCTTGAAGCCGCCGAGGGCCTGCACCGTGGCGCGGATCGCCTCGTTGTAGTCCTCGACGAACAGTGGAATCTGCTGCTTTTCCATCCCCTTCCCCCTCTGTCCGACACGCCGTTTTCACGTCGGACGTCGTCGGACACCTCGATTCAGGTACAAAAAAAGGCCGCTCTCTCCGAGGCAGCCCGTGTGTTAGATGCTGTGTTTTCGATCCGGAATGTCCGCCACCAGGCGGCTGCAGCTGACGCCGGTCAGGCGTTCGATCTGCGGCGCATACTTGGGGGCCGCCCAACCGCGCCGGACCCACAGGTTCACCTGCTGGATTCGGACATCGAGGGAGCGCGCCATCTCGGCCTGAGTAGGCGGATTCAGCCGTTTGATTGCAGCGTCGATTGCGGTCATGGCCGCTACTGAACACTATGTTTAGCGTTCAGTCAACGGCTTGTTCATTGCTCCCGACGAACGGTAAACAGGACAATCAACAAATGGTTGATTTGACGCTCCCGTTTACCGACCGGCTCGACGCCGCCCTGGCGATGAACCATCTAACGAACGTCGAGTTCGCCGCCCACTTCGGCCCCAACGGGCAGCAGCTGGTGAACCGCTGGCGGGCCCGCGGAAAGATCGGCCAGCCCAGCGTCCCGAAAGTTCGTGACCTGCTTCGCAGGACAAACATCGACTGGTTACAAGAAGGCCGTGGCGAGCCTGAGCGGTTCACCGGCGTCGCTGAATCTTCACCTAACTATGACGTTCGGCAGTCTTACGCAGCGCGACTCGACCCTTCCATACTCGCCAAGGCGGTGGAAGTCATGGATGCGGACGAGTATCGCAATGGCAAATATCCCCGCTTGAAATATGCGGTTTTGCTCCTGCATACCTGCGACCGCTTGGTTGCGGGTGAGAAGCAGTCAGAGCTGATCGCGGCGCTTTACGAAGAAGGGGGAGTCGAGCATGGCGAACAGCGTGACGAAGCAGGAGCAAGGCGCAACGGAAGGTAGCAACGTGGTTCCGCTGTTCGCGGACGCCCACCACAACAACGCAGTTCCACCTCTGACCGATGAGGAAATCCTGCGGCTGCGAACGTTTATGCGAGAGTTCGCTATCATCCGGGCGACCTGCCCGATGGCCCTCCGGGCGCTGTCAGACCGCTAACCCGATCAAGCCCCGCAACGGGGCTTTTCTTTTGCCTACCGTTCGTCGGAAAACTAAACATCCGACTGAACAACCTGTTGACCATATACTGAACATGTTGTTTACTGTTTCCAAGCCGGCAGCCACCCGCCGGCAGGAGACAGGGGAATGGGACTCACCGCCGCCGCTTACGTCCACGACGACTCGGGCCGCCCGCTGTTGACGGCCGAGGCCGACCAGGGCCTCGCCGATCTGCGCGCCAAGCTGGAAGCGCGCCCCGCCTTCATCCACGAAGCCTGCGGCGATCTGGATCCCGAGCAGCTGGCCGCCGCGGTCAATGCCGGCGACGCCGCCGCGGTCCTCGCCCTGATCCGCGCCGCGGTCACACACAAGCGCCTGCACTCGGTGATCGAAACCCTGCGGCACATGAGCCCGCGTTCGGACGAGAGCGACGCCCTCGCCCGCCTCGTGAGGCTCTACGCATGAGCCGCCTCGCCGCCTGCGGACTGTTCGTCCTGCGCCTGTGGTGCGTCGTCGCGTGGGTGTTCTTCATGCCATTCGTCACCGTCCGCGCCCTTTATTCCTTGATGCACGCCCTCGGAGCCGTCGCATGAACGCTGCCGTCCTGAATCCGCTGGCCGTCGTGTTTGACCAGCTCAACCGCATGTTCCCCGACCCGGAGCCGCTGACCGAAGAGGAGCGCCGCGCCGAGCTGGAGGAAGAAGAGCGCGACCAGCAGCGCAGTGAGTTCGTCGCCAAGCGCACGCCCGAACTGGTGCGTCAGTACCACCGCGACGACGCCAAGGTCGACGACGCGCTCGAGTACGCCGTGCGCAATGTGTCCAAGGGCATGCGCCTCGCCTTCCGCAATGACGACGACGCCGAGCTGGGCCGTCTGATCCGTGCCCGCATGGGGGTGTTCCTGCACGACCAGGCGGCCGATGCCGCCGAGGACGAGGGCTATGCGGTGATTCCGGAGTCGCCGCTGTGAACGCGCGCCTGGAATCCCGCCTGCTGGCGATGGGCGTGTGCGACTCGATCGCCCACTGCACCGGCCGGGCGCCCGTGCCGCACAAGCCCCGCATTCGCATCGCCGCCTATGTCGGCGGCTACGCCCTGCTGCTGTTTGTCGTCGGCGCGGTGCTCGCGCTGGCGGCCCGCTGAGTCCAAGGAGAGAACCGTGTCCGGACAAGTCGTCCCGTTCCAGCCCGCCGTCGAAACCTACGGCAGCCGTTCCCTAACCGCTGCGGATGTCCGCGCGCAGGTCAACCTCATGCAAGACGTGATGCAGGAGGTCATGCAGAAGGACACGCACTACGGCGTGATCCCAGGCACGAAGCAGCCGAGCCTCTACAAGGCCGGTGCGGAAAAGATCATGTCCACGTTCCGGCTTGCGGCTGACCCCGAAGTCGAGCAGCTGGGCGCAGATGGCGAAGTGCACTACCGGGTGAAGGTCCGCATCCTGTCGGCGTCGGGCAATTTCCTCGGTGCGGGCATCGGCGAGTGCAGCAGCACCGAGGACAAATACGCCTGGCGCGCCGCGCTGTGCGACGAAGAGTTCGACGACACGCCCGAGAACCGCCGGCGCATCAAGTACGCGAAGTGCCAAGGCAAGGTCGAGAAGAAGAAGCAGATCCGCACGAACCCGGCGGACGTGTCGAACACCGTCCTCAAGATGGCGAAGAAGCGCGGCTTGATCGATGCCGTGCTGACGGTGACGGCCGCGTCCGACCTGTTTACGCAGGACATCGAGGACTTGCCGGCCGAGTACGTGGCCGAGATGGTCGAGACGACGCGCCCGAGCAAGCACGCCAGCGCGCCGCCGCCGGACAGCCCGGAGCGTCAGGCCGCGATCAAAGAGGCGATGGACGTCGCCAGTCTCGGCGTCGAAGCGTTCCGCAACATGTGGGCGGGCTGGCCGAAGGAAAGGCGCGCGCTCGTGCAGGACCGCATGGAAGCGTTCAAGGCCGCCGCCGAAAAGGCCGACGCCACCGACGCGGAGGCCGAGTGATGGACGCCCAACGGACCGAGGCATGGTTTGCGAAACGTTGCGGCAAGCTCACGGGCTCCGCATTCGCTGACGTGATGAACGTCCTCAAGGACGGCAAGCCGGGCGCAAGCCGCCGCGAGCTGGTGACGCGCCTTGCGCTGGAACGTCTGACCGGCGCCACCGTCGACACATTCCAGAACGAGGCCATGCGCCGCGGGATTGAGCTGGAACCGGAAGCGCGCGCGGCATATGAGGCGCACACGGGCGAACTGGTCGAGCTGGTCGATTTCGTCGTGCATCCGACCCTGACCTATGTCGGCGTGTCGCCGGATGGCCGCATAGGCAAGCCGGGCATGGCCGAGTTCAAGTGCCCGTTCTCGCAAGCGAAACACCTGGCCGCGTTGCTGACAGGCGAACACGCCGTCGAGTACCGCTGGCAGCTGCAGGGGCAGTTGTGGGTCGATGAGCGCGAGTGGGTCGATGCGGTGAGCTACGACCCGCGCTTCCCCGAACACCTCCGGCTCGCGATCACGCGCGTCCACCGCGACGAGAAGGCAATCGCCCAGCTCGCCGCCGAGTGCGCGAAAGCCAATGACGAAATCGAATCCGTTCTCTACCAACTCCAACAGAAGGCAGCCTGACCCATGAGTAAGCCCGTTCGCCGCTTCGACGTTTGCGCCGGTCGCCCGTACACCAGCAACGGCGAGGAAAAGAAGCACTGGATCAACGTCGGCCGGATGACCGAGTGGGACGACGGCAACTTTTCGATCGAACTGCACGCCACGCCTGCGGGGTGCTGGTTCGACGGTCGGCTGGCCGTGTTCGAACCCAAGGCGAAGGAAGGAGAGCGCCCGCGCCAGGAGCGTTCCGCGCGTCCGTCGCGCACGTCGGCGCCGGCGGGTGATGCGCCAGACGACGACATCCCCTTCTAACCCAAGCCGCCTAAAGGAACGCACATGCTCCTTCCGCGAGGCTATTTCGAGATCGGCATTTTCCACGGCAAGACGCCTGAGAACGTCGGCACGCTTTGGCGCTCGGCGTATCAGATGGGCGCGGCTGGCATCTTCACCATCGGCCGACGCTATCCGAAGCAGGCGAGCGATACGGTGCAGGCGTACCGGCATATCCCGCTGCGCGACTACGCGACGTTCGATGACTTCCTCGCCGCGCAGCCCTACGACTGCCCGCTGGTGGCCGTCGAAATGGGCGGCAAGGCGCTGCCGGGGTTCACGCATCCGGAACGTTGCATCTACCTGCTCGGCTCAGAGGATAACGGCCTTCCGGCCTCCGTGCTGGCCCGGTGCCAGCGCACGGTGAGCCTGCCGAGCATCCGCACCAATTCCTACAACGTCAGCGTCGCCGGCTCGCTGGTGATGTTCGACCGCATGGCGAAGCGCAGCGTCGCTGCGGAGGCCGCATGACCCTCGCGCAGCTCATTGCCGCCATCGACATGCGCTTTCGGTCAGGCAATCAAGTGCCAGTCGAGCGCGCGGTCCTAAAGGCGGCCGAGTGGGAGCAAATCCGCGCCCTGCTCGCCGTCCCCGCCCCTAACCAAAGGAACGCACATGGAGCGCAATGAGACCGCCGCAATGTTTGTCGCCGCATCGGAGGCGTTGCCGCCGATCACCGACGACGACTGCAACGTCATCTTGCAGGATTGGGACGATAGCGACCCTGACCAGCGCGTTGCTATCCGACTGGCTGCCGAGCTACTCCGCGCGCGTACTGCGCTTCGTGAGGCTTGGGCCATGTTGACCGTAGGCCACGATTGCGCGGCGAAGTTGGGCGAGCTGCAAGAAGCCGGCGTCTATGTCCCGCAATGGCCTTCTCGCGCAGATGCCAACCGCGATGCGACACGGATTGCGGACACGGTTCGCAACGTCAAGCCTGTTGCGTGGCCGAAGCCCACCGCCCTCGCCACCGGAGCCCACTGATGGAGCGCAAGAGTGAGGACCAGGCGGCCCACGTCGCTGTATTGGAGGCGATGCTGGTTCGATCGCATGACAGTTTGCGAATGGCGCAGGGACTTGCCGAGGAAGCAGGGCCACGCGCCCAAATTGCCGCGATCATCGCCGCCATTGCCGCCCTCACCGCCAGCCCGCAGGCCGCGCCGGAGGGGGGCGAACTTGCGGCGGCCGCAAAAGACGTTGTGGTGTGGTACGCCAAGCGGGAGCGTGCAGGCAACCGCGACGAGTTGCTGCGGCCGGAGGATCAGGAGCCGAAACTGGCGCGACTTATGCGCGCCCTTGCCAGCCCGCAGGTGCAGGACGGGGAGGCGGTGGCATGGCAGTACCGGACACCAAAGCTGCTGTCCGATGGCTGGCACCCTTGGCAGCAGTGCGACAGGGAGTTGTTTGATGAGTTGACCGAGCACGGGAGCTATGCAGGCCGTCCGGTTCAAGTGCGTGCGCTCTACGCCACCCCGCAGCGCGCGCCGGGGGTGTCTGACGACGACGTGCGCGAGCTGGTGGACTGGATATTCACCCGTTTCGGTGCGCCGATCGATGCGGGCGAGCTGCCGCAGCACATCGTGCAGGCCGTGCGCCGGTTGGAAGCCGCCCTCGCCGCTCCCGTCAGCGCGGTGGGGGTGGATGACTGCGCCAAGTGCGGCGAGTCGAATCGCCTCAACTGCAACGACGAGTGCTGGAATTGCGGGGCCGCCCTCGCCAGCGGTGTGGATGCCGAAACCGAAGAAGACGAGGCAGACGTAATACAGCGCCGCCGCTTGGCCGCAAAGCATGCCGCCGCGCAGGACCAGGGGGAAGGCAATGGCCCGTGAACTGAAGCCGCAACTGTTGTGGGGTGTGACCTACGTCAACAGCCCGCAGGTAATGCCCGACACGATCCGCAGGACGCGCGTCGAGGCGATCAAAGCGTGTTGCGAACAGCGTGGCAGCACGTCGTTTCGCCACCAATGGAACGAATGGCGCAAGCGCGGGTGCCGCGCCGTCCGTGTGGAGGTGCGCAATGTCTAGCCCCGCCGTGACTGACACCCCCGCCGAAGTGGCCGAGGCGTTGCCATGCCCGTTCTGTGGCGAGGTGCCGACCATCGCCAACGTCCGCGCCGACGAGAACCAAGGCACGAAGTGGGGCGGCGTCGTGTGTTCCTGCGGCATCGTGGGGC